AAGGTCTTTCAGCACAAAAGACTAGTGAGTACATTGAACAAGCAATGAATGACTCTAGTGCAATGGGTTTAAATGCAACTAAAGTTATTAAAAACATTGCGAATAATACTAAAATGTTAAATCGCTATAATTTCCAAGGTGGTGTTAAAGGTTTAGCGACTATGGCGAAAACTGTAGCAAAACTGGGTGTTGGGATGGAATTTGCCGCAAATTTTGCAGACAAATTATTTAATGTTGAAGGAGCAGTAGATATGTCAGCCCAATTACAAGTTATGGGTGGTGAATGGGCTAAATTAGGTGACCCATTTCGTTTGATGTACATGGCTCGTAATGATATGGCAGGTTTGACTAAAGAATTAGGTAACGCTGCCGCTGCATCCGCACATTTTAACGAAAACGGGGAAATACAAATAGGTGCTATGGAAATGCAAAAATTAAGGATAATAGCAGAACAAACTGGTGCTTCGTATGACGATTTAGTCACAGCTGGTAAGAACGCTTTTAAATTAAAAAGTATTGGTAGTCAAATATTTGCGGGTGCTTCAGATGAAGAAAGAGAATTTATTTCAAATATGTCTGAAATAAATGATGGTAAAGCAACGGTTATGATTAATGGTAACCCAACTTTAATTAATCAATTAAATAAAGGAACGGTAAATGCTTTAATGAAAGAAAAAGAAAGTCTTAATGAAAGAGCTAAAAATGCCAGGACTTTTGACGATGCTTTAACTAACACAATAAATGGTTTAAAACAGTTTTTACTTCCAATAATCGAAGTAATGAACGCAAAGTTAATACCAAAATTGGATGCGTTTGTGGATAGATTTGAAAAAGGAAAGTTTGGTGAAAGAATAGAGAAAATAGCCTCTTTAGTTGGAGATTTTATTTCAGTTGTTGGTGGGTTTATGATAGACAATCCTATTACATCAGCTATTGCGTTATTCTTAGCCGATAAACTAAAATGGATTAGTAGTGGAATGTTATTGGGAACTGGATTTAACATGACAGCTAGTGTTGGTGGTGCTCCTGGGGGTAAAGGTCGTGGTGGTTTTGGAACCAGGAGTGAAGGTGCTATGGCTACAATGAATAATGGAAGAGGTTTATCGACTATAGGTAAACTTGGGGCTAATTTTAAAGGAGTTGCTGGTAGTGGTGCCGCTAAACTTGGTGGTGTTGCAGCTGCGGGTATGTATGGTTATAGTGAATATGAAGAACAAAAAGCGGCTGGTAAGGGTGAGGGTGAAGCTTTGGGTAGGGGTGTCCTTAAAGGTGGTTTTGCTGGATTAGGTGCCGTTGGTGGTGCTGCCGCTGGTGGTGCATTAGGGGCACTCGCTGTTCCGTTAGCACCAATAACGGTACCTTTAGGTATGCTTATAGGTGGTTATTTAGGTTCAGAAGCTGGTGGTGCATTGGGAGATTTAGATAACTACGGAACAAGCCCTAGTGTTGGCCCAGCAATGAATGATGGATTCTTTGGTGGAACTATGGGGAAAATGGCAATGGGTGGTATGCTTGGCGGTCCATTGGGTGCATTGGCTGGTTTGGGTTTTGGTTTGGGTTCTGATTTTTCAGAGGGTCGTGGTATTTTACAAGGTGGTAAAATAACACCTATTGACAATAAAGATGATTTACTTGCTATGAAACCTGGTGGTGTTGTATCAGAAGTAGCTAATAACAAAACAAGTACAATAATCACACATAAATTTGAAGACTTAAAAGTGTCAGGAGAGATAAAAATAACTATACCAGATAACCCAGGAATAGCAATAGACCTAATGAAAGACCCAAATTTTGTAAGGGAAATAACCGTTGCTATTCAATCTCAACTTGAGAAAAATATAAATGGAGGAAAAAATAAAGGATAAATCTATTGAAAATCAATAACTTATGTTTTTTTTAATAAAATAAATGAAAATAACATATAAATATACTTGTTTATTTAGAAAAAAAATCGTAATTTTGTATAAATAAATAAATAAATAAATAAAATATATAATATATAATATATGTTATAAAAAATAATAAATAATTAGTTATAAACTTTTTATTTATTATTTTTTTTATATTTCTTCCAATTAATTAACTATTTATTTTTTAAAAAACTGATATAGTATACTATTTATATACAAATAAATATTTATGCCAATTTACTATAATACAGCATCTCCTTCATATTCAACAAAAAATACAATAAATGGTGTTACAGTTGATTACGGGATTAGGGATTTTTTATTAAATTTAAATCTCCCCCCAAGCTATCCTACTATTTCAACTTCTTTAAATGGTAGTCCAAGGATTGGTGAACCATTATTGGATTTAACCGTAAATAATAATGTTAACGTAATTCCTAATTTTTTACCATTAGAAACAAATGGTATTATTTTCAAGGATAACAACATTTCCGTAAACACTTTCCAAAATACAGCATCAACAGCTAATGATTTATTAGGTGTTCAATATTTACCTTCAAATCCAGATTCAAATTGGCCAAATACACCAATATCTTATCCAATTGGTGTTAACGAAAGTATTATTGAATACGGTTTATTAGCTAAAACTAATTTAGCTGAAACAAAAAATAAAAATCTTAAAAAGAACTTATATAAAGATGAATCACAACAATTAGATGTAGCTGATTTTATCGTTAATGACCAAGTAAATTTTACCAACCAAATATCTGGTTATTTAGATGAAAAAGGTGGTTTAAATATTGGTGGTGGAGGTGCAATAAAAACGGCAAATATCATTGGTAGTGTTTTAAGTGGACAAGGATTGGGTTTTGGTAGTGGTGGTTTAACTACTAGTTTTAATATTAGGTCTTCAATAGCTGGTAGATTACTAGGTGCAACTGGGATTATTAATGACACCAAACTTGGCATGGTTGGTGGACAACAATTAGCCTTAGCTTTAGCTAATAATGCAGCATTTAATGTTCAACAAGAACTATTGGGTGCTTTAAATGTTAAAGACAATATTTTAAGTCTTATTAAAGGCGATGGATTAGTCGGTTTAAGGCCTACTTATAAGATTACGGTACCAAGTACTACTGGTGGACGAATTTTGGACACAGCGGGCAAAATACTAGGCTTTACGATACCAAGAAGTTATTTAGATGATGCTGGTTCTATTTTCCAAACAGAAAATGGGGATTCAGAGAATATCGATAGAGCAAATGAGATGCTTAAATATACTGGTAGTGGTCAAGCATTGGCGTTAATTAGTAATGTTAGAGCCAACTTAGATGGTATTAGTAACGGTGGCGTAGATTCGCCTTCTAATAGCGTATTTAGAAGCGGTTATAGTCCAGCTTATTCAAACAATAAGGGAGATTATTCCAAAGATGCAATATCTTCACCAAACCTTTATGCTTATAGTAACGGACAAGGACATTTTGTTAATTTATTAAGTAGTATGGAGTTTGGGGTTACTGGTGGTGTTATACCAAGTTTAAGTTATAATAGAGAACAAAAAGTAATAGAGTCTGGATTTTTAAGCCCAGAAGAAATAGGTGCTGGACCAAGAGGTAATAGTGGATACGAAAACAGAAAAATAAGTGATGTTAATTTTACTTGGACATCTACAAATGGTGAAGCTGTAAATACAATAGATGAAGCAATATTACCAGCTAATTTTAGATTTATACAAGATATAATTGGACGAAATGATGAACTTGTAGGCGACAAAAAATCTTTATTAATTAAAACCCAAAAACTATTCAACAGTAAAGGTATGATTAATATCATTACAGCTAAAGGGGATATGGATAAAAAATCATCTCAAATACAGACAGCCAATGGTAAAGGTTTTTCCAAAGGTAATGCAGTATTAAAAGCTTCATTATTTAACGAACAAGGTAGATATAAAGGTGAAGAGAACATATCAGCTAATGATACTTATTGTAGAAGTTGGACCACTCTTGATAGATACGATAGAGTTAAAAAGTTAGTTAGAAGCGGTACTGATGGTATTGATAATAAGGGTGCAACTACAGTAAACGGAATTAATACTACAGTTCCATATCGTAATAATACTCAAGGGTCAATATTAAGTGAATTTGGTATTCCAAAAATAACACCTTACACTGATGATAACCCTACAGACCCAAAACAATATATGTTTTCTATTGAAAATCTTGCTTGGGCTGATAGTAATACTTTATTACCTAGGTCAGAGCGTGGACCAGGAGACCTACTAACTGGTAAAAAAGGTAGAATCATGTGGTTTCCACCATATAATATTAACTTTAGTGAAAATAGTAGTTTAAATTGGGAAACAAGTAATTTTATTGGGCGTGGAGAACCAATATACACTTACAATAATACTGAAAGAACAGGTAATTTATCTTTTCAAATTATTGTTGACCATCCTAGTTATGTAAATTCTTTTAGAGGCGAAGAAGGACCAGATGACAGTTATATTGCTTCATTTTGGGCTGGATGTATTGACCCAGATAGTAAATTTAGTGAGAAATTAACACCAGCCCAAATTAGTGATATAGTTAAAGAAACACCAATAGTTCAAGACGTTAAAGTTATTGAAGAAGAGGTGGTACCGACAGACATATCAGTGTATTTTCCTAACGATAACGCAGCTATTGAATTATTATATGAAAATGGACTCAATAAATTAGATGGAACACCTATTGATTATTCAGTCAACCAAAAAGGTGAAAATCAAGGACTTGGAAATTATAAGGCTAATTACACCCCTGGTGCCAGAAACAACAGCATCCAAGCCGATGGTGAAGGTTGGCCAGACAGATATAATTTTGGACTAAATTATTCTGAAAATATTGAAGAAAAACGAAGCCCAGCAACTTCACCAACAATTGTTTGTGCAGATAGTCAAGTATTAAATGGTTATTTTGACCCTAAACTTGTTGAATTAATGACAAAACATTTAATTGAAGTATCACCAAACTTTATTGCTACGATAACTGGCTATGCTAGTAGTCAAGGAAATATTGTTTATAATAATAAATTAGCTAAAGATAGAGCAATTAATCTAAAGGAAGACATTAAACAAAGATGGTGGCCACTAATAAAGGGTGGGTTACCTAAATTAACTGATGCTGATTTTGATAAAAGGTTTATTATTGGTGAAACGAGAGAGTTACAATCAATTGGGTGTGTTCCTTGCAAAGGAATACCAAAATTAAGACAGGCGGCAGAGTGTCCTACCGATTCATTAGCTTGTAAACAAGACAGGGTAGCCAAAGTATCGTTTATTTACAGTAAAGACATTGCTGGTGAAGACTTACCTAAAAAAGAAGTAATTAATGACGATAATAACAATAGAAGAATAAATAATAAAATAAGTGGTAAATATTACAATGAAACTTTATATTTTGACAAATTAACTGATGAAGACCCACTAGTATTTGACTATTTTAGACAAAAAATAAAATATTTTCACCCAGCTTTCCATTCAACTACTCCAGAAGGATTAAATTCTAGGTTAACTTTTTTATTACAATGTACTAGACAAGGACCAACTATGGAAGAACAAGGTGCGACAAATTTAGCATTTGGTAGACCACCGATATGTATTTTAAGAATTGGTGATTTTTACAACACTAAAATAGCTATTGATAACGTTAGTATTGATTATGAACCATTGGTTTGGGATTTAAACCCAGAAGGTATTGGTGTGCAACCAATGATTGCTAATGTTAGTATGAGTTTTAAATTTATTGGTGGTTCTAGTTTAATGGGTCCAATTAACAAATTACAAAATGCTTTATCGTTTAACTATTTTGCAAACACACAAGTTTACGACCCTAGAGCTGATTATATATCAAAAGATAAACCAATGATTGCCCCAGCTAAAGTTAGTGAGATAGCACCAATAATTGATGAACCATTTAATGCAACTGATTTAGCAGCAGTCGAAATAGTTAATACATTTAGACCATGGTATTTACACAATGGAATAAAAGATATATCTGAAATCGAAAAAGATAAAAACGGTATGGAAATTATTAATAATGAAAACATAGACCAAGAAAAAGAAAATGAAACTGAAGTATCACAAAGTAGTCAATCGACATCAGCAAACACTGGTTTAGAAGTTACTGTTAGTGATTATGATATTCTGAAAAATTTTTTAACGTTAAAAAAAGATTATTTTACGATTCAGATAAGTACATTTAACACTTTAGGTGGTAAATTTGGGTTTGATTCTAATCAAGAATTATCAAAAGAATATGACGTAAAAATAACTTTAAATTCTAATGTAACAACAATGAATTCATTAGAATTAGTATCGTTTAAACTTAAAAATATTACAGAAGAAAACAATACGGTATTTTTATCTAAAGTAAAAAATTGGGGTGCTATTATAAGTGATTTCGCTATTGAACCAAGTAATAAATTAACTTTCGTTATTTCAATACCAGAATTAGATATAAAGTTTTTTCACGATAGAAAATATTTACGTGGTTCAAACACCTTGATTGATTTCGTAAATTAAATTATAGGTTATAAAAAAGTAATAAGCAAACCATGATACTTGAGACAAAGCGTCCTTTATCTGGTACAACATGTTAAAAAACAAATAAAATGAGCGAATATTTCGATAGATATAGTAGATTTAGAATTGATGAAAACATTACACCAATTCCAGGTATTAGAATACCAGTCTCTGGTGAAGATAAAAGTATGGTATATAAACAAGGCTTAACTAGACTTGACAAATTAAGTAATTTGTATTATAATAACCCTTATAGTGGTTGGTTAATTATGTTAGCCAACCCACAATATGGTGGGTTAGAATTTAACATACCAGATATGACCATGCTTAGAATTCCTTTCCCATTTGAAAGTGCAATTATTAGATACATGGGGGAAGTTAAAAATCATAAATTATTATATGGAGAATAAAATAGGGTGTAGTGCTGGTAGGGTAACAATAGTTGACCCAAACGATAGAGATGGATTTGATTCAAGTGATAATATGTCAGTTCCTTTAGAGGATTTAAACATATCTGTTATTTTAAGAACAAGTAGAAAGGCTAGAACAGTATTAAGTACAACAGGTGAAAGTAGTTCGGTAGAAAGTTCTAGTAAAATATCTGTTAATTTCATTGAAGGAAGCGAAACAGGTGCTGGTAAATCACTAACAACTAAGTACACTGATTTAACTACGGTATTTGATAAAGGAACATTAAATAGTGAAACTTTAGGTATCACAAATATAGATATTTCTTTTAATCCATCAATGGCACCAATGATTAGTATTGATTTCGTTGATGTGAGAGGTAGCTCTATTTTTCAAAACGAGGAAAATATTTCTGGTAATAATTCTGGGAATAAATATGCCGTTTTTTTTCAATTACCATACCCGTTATTTGAGTTGGAGATAAAAGGTTATTATGGTAAACCAGTAACTTACTGTCTTCATATGCTTAAATTTAACTCTAAATTTAATTCAAAAACTGGTAACTTTGAAATTCAATGTCAATTTGTTGGATATACTTATGCTATGTTATCAGATTTAATTATTGGGTATATGAAAGCAATACCATATACTGAAATTGGTAAATCGATATATGCCGCCATAAATTTAAAAAGAACTTCAAAAATTTTAAATTTAAACGAGTTAATGGTTGCCATTGGTAAAATAAATGAAGGTATCCCAAAAATATCAAATAATTCTGATGCGTCAAAAAATCTTAATAGTATAAACGAGGCATTAAAACTAATAGATGAAATTAAAAATAATATAAATATTCTAGGTGTTGCTTTAGATGTTATTCCAGAGTTAGCTAGACCTGAATTTACTTTCATTATAAAACCTAATAATAAAAAACCTGATATAGTTAATAAAGCCATCAACGATTATACTTCAATGATTTCATTAAATATAGAAAAATTTAACAAACTAACAACTAATATTGTTACACTTAAATTAATTGATTTTACTGATTTAACTACAATTGGAATAGACAAAGGTTTAACAGTATTTGAAACTAAAAAATCTTTATCTGGGTCTGAAACCGATGATTATTTAACTGGGGTAATTGGGTCATTTGATGGTATGTTACAATACAAAAAAAATATAAATAATTATCTGAATAAATATTATAAAAATGGTTTAAGTGACGATTTAGTTTTTGATGCGTATAATTTAACTAAAATATATAAAACGTTAGCTAACAGCGTTAACGAACTGAAAAAAACCGAAAAAAATACAAAGATGGTTTTGGCCGAGGAATTAAAAAATTCTTTTAGAAATAACTTAAGTTTTGAACCAACGGTCAAAAATATAACAGAGATTTTCACTGTAGCTATTGAGGTAATGATGGAAACTATCTATACTGTATCTAATGCGGCAGAACTAAATATAACCAGAACTGAAGAATTAGCAAAAAAATTCACAACCGATTTAGTTAGTTCTACAGACATTAAAAAAAATAGCATAAATAAAAATAAATTCTTTGCTTGGCCAGATTATAAAGAAAAAGCGATTGACGGTAATTTTGTTGATAAATATCTTGGTGATTATGGCGTTTTGGAAAACCCTCAATTAGTTGATGAATTAAACTTTATTGATGATTTATTAAAAGCATTTATAATTTCTCAAGAATTAACCAATCAAGTAGAAACAGAAATAGCTACGATTGAAACAACTTGGTTCCCAGTAAACCCATTAGATACTAAATTATTTAATGAACAAGAACCGTATGCCAGAACAACTTATACCACTAAAGAAGAAGTGATACGTATGATTATACACAGAGGTATAACATTTCTAGGTTATACTAATGGTAGTAACACTTTAGATGTCGAGAATAAAGAAATTGAGGTAATGGCTAAAATAGAAGTTGATGCGATAGTAAGAAACATCACAAATAAAACCCTTTTACAGTCAATTTCTCAATTAAGTTTAGAAGATTATATTAATGTAAAAATAGATAAAAATGATGGTTTTGAAAATTTATTAATAAAAGCCGAAAATAACTACATATACGCTAACCCAAAGGCTAACATTAGAGAAAGTATAATCCCTATTAGTGATAACTTTAGTGGTGAATGGTTAATTTCTCCAGATAAATTAAAAGAAAAAGCTGGGTGGGATATTCTTAGTAATAGGGCAACAAAAAATTTCTTTTTGACCAATTATCATGGTGATGGATTATCAAATACAAAACCAATTGATGGAAGTATGTATATGAAAATAATCCCTGTTGATTCATTTAAAAATAACGTAACATTATTTCCAACCTCAGATAATATTGCAACTGAAAGTTTGTTTAATTTAGCTAAAATGTCAGAGGACATAGTGGATTCAACAGCTGGCTATAACTCATTTGGTGGTTCTTTGGGTATTCAAGAATATGTTAAAATGGATTTTAGTGGTAGTATTGGGTCAAAACTACCTTTAATGTACGTCTTTTACAGAAATTCAACCAGTAAAGGTTTAAGTAGAAGCAGAAAATTATCGGCAGATAAGATTACACCACTCAAGACAAAGTATGATTTTGATAAAGAAAATCTGATGACTATTAGAAGTACACCTAAAGACAAAGAAAAATTTTTTTTAGATAATGAATCTAATGTTTTACATGAAGATATCGGGCTTAATAGAGAATTATTTAATGCGTTAATTGGTGGTGATACATCAATTACCTTCCCATATTTTGAACAACCAGCATTCGCTTCTAATGTTACTACTTTTTTTGACAGTGAAGAATACAGGAGTAGTACTGATAATTTTTCTTTTTCATTATTTGGTAGTAAATTTTATTATGGTCAGAGTAGAGCAAAGATTGAATCTCAAGATGGAAGTATTTATTTCTGTGGAAATTATTCCAAAGCCTTTTTGTTTTTAAACAACTTACCTTGGAATACATTAGATGGTTCACCTTTTGAAGTAAACGAAATAAAACATTTATTCAATCAAAAAGCTGGGTTCATTCATTCTCCAAGACTATGGTGTGCTTGGGTTGGGAGCATATTATGGAGATTATCTTCAGAGGACCCAATCATTGAGGGCGGTTTATTAATTGGTGGTGGTTCTGGTGTTAGTATTGGAAACAGAACCAACGATAACCCTAAAGACCCCATATTTTGGAGTAAAAATGGTGAAACACTTTGGGGTAGAGCTACTGGTGGCAACCATGATAGGGATGAGTTGTTACAGTTTTTAGATTGGGGTCTATCGTCATTTAAAGATTACGTAAACATTGATAAAGATTCTCTCTTTAGAAGATTACCTATTCAAGTAATTGAAGAATTTAAAAACTCTTTTTTCAGTTTTGTCAATGGAACTGATGATAAGACAAGTTGGAATGAACTTAAAAATGAACTAGAAATTTTTTCAGGCAACTCTACTGAGTTTAATTCATTTTTAAATACCATAAAAAACGCTGTAAATGAAAAAGACGACACGATAAGTGTTGCTAACTATATAAATGAAAAATTTAAAAGTAAAAATTATGTTATAATGACACCTATTGGTTCCCCAAGCATTGAATTGTATTATTCTGGTTGGGATAACGATTATTTAGCTTTAGAAATGGGTGGTAACTATGCCACTAATTCTGGGGTTAAGGCATTAATCGATGCTATGAAACAAGAAGTTATTATCGTTAACAATAATTATAAAATATGGAGGGATGAAACTGACTCTGGTAATAACAGATACATAAACTCCGTTTCTGTCGCATCATTTAACATATATTTATCGGCTCTAATTACTGAAATAAAAACACAAATTGACTCTTTTTCACCAACATTAATTAAAAGAAAAATTGAACAACAAGTTTTTGGGACAACAGATGAGAGTGTAATTAAATTTATTTTATATACAACATGTAAAAACATAAACGATAAATGGTTAGCTGGAGCTACCGACCCAAAGAATTTAATTTTTCAATGTGGTGATAGTAGTAGTAGAAGTGTGAGGAGTAAGGTAGATTTAGAACTTGCCAAAAATAATGGTCGTGATACACCAAGTCTTATTGATAGTTTTAGATTTGTCAGTAGGTCATTTCAAGACATAGGTGACAAATTATTTATCAACCCTATACCTGTTAATAACTATTTAATAAAATCACCTAACACTTCTGCATATGACGCTATTAGTGGGTTATTGGATTCAAATAAATTTGTTTTCAATGCATTACCTACTTTTGTCAACTATAAAGACCCTGAAAACCTTAAAGCCATGTTTGGGACATACCCAAATTACGAAGAAGCAATAGCAAACGGTTCATGCGGACCTAACTTTGTTTGTGTTTATGCTGGACAACCATCAAAACATTTAGATTTTAATAATTCAGAATATGGTAATGATGGTTTTGATTTTGTGTGTAATGATGGAAATATTTCTACCGATACACCAAATGATTTCACTACCAATATATCAGGTGGGGAAGAACCAGTTGCAGTGTTTAAAGTTGCTTATGGTCAACAAAATCAAAATATATTTAAAGATATTTTATTAGACCAAAGTGAATTTATCGAAACTGATGAGTCTTTACAAATTCAAGAGGACATTTCACAAAAAGGTGCTCAAACTAATAGGTCTTTAGCTGGACAAAATATTTTTAATGTATATTCAGTCAGAAGTTACAAAGCACAAGTTGAAATGATGGGTAACGCCATGATTCAACCTATGATGTATTTTCAATTGGACAACATACCCATGTTTCATGGTGCTTATATGATTACAGGAGTAAAACATAATATAAAACCAAATTATATGTCAACAGTATTTACTGGTACAAGGACTAGATATTCTGACACACCATTGATTACGGCATATGATTTATTTATGTCACTTACTGATTCAATAGATACGGAAAATGCTGGGACTGGTGTTATAGATGGTGAAACTGGTAGTTTTAAAACTGGAAGTTATGCACCAATAATCCAAACAATAATAGAAAATGGTAGTCTTAATTCAATAATAGAAAGTAATAATATAACTTTAACTAAAATAGATAAAATAAAATATATTAGTTTTGAATTAGACCCAGATAAAAGAATGCTTACTGAGGCTGCTGTACCATTAACTAATATGTTAACTGATTGGGGTAAATGGATGAGTGAAAACGATTTCACACCAGTTTCTGGTTCTGGAGATAACGCTATACATGCATATATAACCTCTATGTATAGAGTGAGACCCAAACAAAACTCACCACATGGTTGGGGTATTGCTGTTGATTTACAAATGTTTAGGCGAAATGGTTCGGAAGGTATTTTTAGAAATGAATTCACCACTGGTAGCCCAGCTAAATTTTTTAATTTTGAAGAAAACCCAGCAATTGGTTGGTTATATAGAAATTCTTACAAATATGGTTTCGTACAACCATATTGGGCCAACGATGGTCAAGGATTAGGTAAAGTAAATGGTGAAGAACACTGGCATTGGGAATATCATGGTAAATCAGCTATTTGTATGTTAAGGAATAGACCAATACCAGGTGCTGGAGGCAATAAAGCCTCTGACAATCCATTGTCTGAAATAAAAGAAGAATTAATTAAACCATTTGTTAAAAACCCTAAAGGCAAAGATGGAAAAGAAGCGGTATACGTTGGGTGTAATTATAAGACAATCAACGCCAGTGATAGAGAAAATGCCGTTGGCGGTCCATCTGGTGGTGAATATAAAAACGTTAAAGCGTCTTCGAATCAATTAGATATGGTTAACAATTTAAGTGGTGATTGGGTCCAGAGAGCTAAAACGATAATTAAAACCTTCGAAGGGTTCGTAAGTAAGCCCCAGAAAGATGTTGGAACATATAGAGGTGGATTTGGTAGTGATAGAATAATTAACAGTGCTGGAGCAGAACCACAAATAGTCACTAAAGATACGGTATTTAGTGAACAAACAGCGTTATTAACCTTGGAGTATGATATTAACGATAGATTCCAACCTGTTGTAAGTAGACAGTTAGGTTATAATAACTGGGATAAATTAAATGATAACCAAAAAGCGGCTTTGATTTCATTCGCTTACAATACTGGTGGTGTATCTAAATTTAAGGATAGCATCAAGAATTTACAATACACTGTTACTGCCGATAAAATGATGTCTGGTCCAATAACAGCTAAAAACCAAAGTACTGGTAAAAGTGAAGTTTTTTCTGGGTTAGTAATAAGACGTAGAATAGAATCTAATATTTTTAGTAAACCAGTTTAAAATAAAAATAATTTAGTACCTTTGCTTTATGAAAATAGCAAATATAGTCTCAACACATTCAGTAAATGTAAGTAAAGCATTTAATATTGTGGGTTCCATGGATGAAATCATCCATGGAATACCCACTTTAATTTTAGGGTTTTCTTATGTGAACAATAATTATCCAGATTTTGATATTTTGGAGAGAAAATTGGGTGAAAACCTATATTGGACATTCAAAAAAACAGAAAGAAGAGATAAATACGAGGAAGATTTGAGATGGTTTGTTAATTTAGTGGTATCACAATTATTTGATAAAATTTCATATGTTTTTGTAGACGTAATACAATTTTCAGACATTACCATTAAAAAAATAGTGAAAAAATTCTTTAATATGGAGAATAAAATAAGCTATCAAAATGGTCAAATGATTTATATATATGCGGAAAATATTATACTAGGGATAGATTTAAAATTATTGAGATTTGTAGGTATAAATGTTTCTAAGATTAAAAATAAAATTAAGGCTAAAAGTTCTGTGTTTTTCACAGATGATACCATATTTATAGAGGATAAAACTAATATAACTGGACTTGAAAATAATGTTCGTTATACACCATTTCTATTTTCAATAACAAACAATGAAGAAAACAATCCTACTAGCATCATTCATAAATCCAGATAAAACCGACTATTTTTTAAACTATTTAGAAAATGATTTTAATATAAAAAAAAATAAAGTTTATATATTTAAAAACATAGACGATGAGTCAAAACTAATTTTTACATTTAGAGTAAATGTATTGAAAGATGAACCAATAAACATAAAACAAATGTTCCCCAATTCAATCATAATACATAAAAGATTAAATGTTTTATACACAATTAATGGTTTAAATCTTTTAATAAAAGAGAAATATCCAGACACCTATGATTTTATCGAAAACAAAACAGTAAAATTAAATTGGGGTGAATACAATAATAAAATAATATTAATTAGTAATAAAGAACTTAAAATTTTAACTATAAGTCGAGTTTTTAACTAAATTAAGATATTTATATATAACAATAATTGAACTAAAAACTAATTTAATATGGAAGATAAGAAAATAAATAATAAAAAAACACAATTAAACACTGACTTAGATGAATTCTTAGGCACCCCCAATGAATCTTTACAAAATTGTCCTGATGGTGTTTGTATTCTTAAAGGCGATAGAAGTCTTGTTGAAAGAATAAATAAAAAAATAATTACAGAAGACGGAAGACAACTATTAAAATAATGTTTAAAAAAACTAAACTAAACCCAGAATTGCTGAAAGAGGAATTGAAACGTTTTAAAGTATTAGAAAGTTATGATTTCTACCAAGAAAGCAAAGAAGAACCAAAGTACGATGAAGGGTTATATGAAGCTGAAGATGAGGAAACAAATGATGAGTTACCACCTACAGATAATGAAACTGATAGCGACATAGACATGGATGTTGCTGGTGAAATTGGTGATGAACTAGGGTTAGATGCTGACCCAGAAGCTCCAGTTGGTGAAATGCCAGAACCAGAACCAGAGACCCCAGATGAATTAGGTGAACCTATGGAAGAACCTATGGAAGAACCAGTTGATGATGAAGTAGAAATTGACGTAACATCTTTAGTTCAAGGCTCAGAAGAAGCTAAATCAGCGGCAGAAGAAGCCAGTAAAAATTCTGAAATGTTATTATCTAAATTAAGTGATTTAGAAAACAGAATCGCTAAAATGGACGCTGTTTCAAATAAAATTGAAAATTTAGAAAAGGAAATAATAAAAAGAAACCCAACACCAGTTGAAAAACTAGAGATGCGTTCACTAGATTCATTCCCATACAGCCAGAAATTAACTGACTATTGGAAAGATAAAGAAGGAGCATATGACGTTATGGGTAATGAAGAAACAAAAAAGAAAGAATACATTCTTAAAAAAAGTGATGTAGACTATTCTTACAGTGAACCAAACATTAAAAAAAGTTTTGGTTTTGACGACAACCAATTTGACGAAGAAGACGACAACGAATTTTAAATAAAAAAGTTGTTAAAAAGATTTTTATTAGTATATTTGTATGTAATTATTACGATACGATTTACTTTTAATTAAAATTAATTATATTTAGATGTAATTACACATAAGCATAACAAATAAAAGCAAAAAAAAAGCAAAAAAAATGAGCACAGGACAAGAGAAATTACTAGCTATGATGGCACAGTACGAAAAAAACAACTCACCAAAGTTTGAGAAAAAAGAAGCAAAAGTTTATGATTTAAACAACTACTTTACAACTTATCTCCCAAAAGGAACAAACTCAGCCACAAAACAAATCAGAATTATTCCTACGGAAAGCGGTTCACCTTTTCAAGATTTTTTTGGACATAAAGTTCAAGTAGATGGTGAATGGAAAACATTTGCGTGTTTAAAAACCGAAAATAATGAAGCGTGTCCATTTTGTGAAGCACGAGAAGCGTTGATAGCTACTGGTAAAGACTCTGATAGAGAGTATGCAAAAAAGTATAACCAAAAACAAATGTATATTGTTAAGGTAATTGATAGAGAAAATGAAGGAGATGGAGTTAAATTCTGGAGATTTAACCACAGTTACAGTAAAGATGGTGTTTACGATAAAGTTATCGGTATTTTAAATGCGATTAAAAAAGATATTACTGACGAAGAAACTGGTCGTGATTTATTATTAACAATCACTAGAAACTCAAGAGACATCGCAATCGTATCTGGGATAGCCACTTTGGACCCATCCCCATTAACTTCAGACCCAGCACTTAAAGAATTGTGGGTAAATGATACTAGAACTTGGAGAGATGTTTACGCTGAAAGAAATTACGAATATTTAGAAATTATAGTAAATGGTGGAATTCCTGTATGGGACAAAGAAGAAAAGAAATTCGTAAACAGTTTAAACAAAGAAAAAGTAGAAGAAACTAAAGACGTTAATTCAGGTATTGAAAGTATTAAAAACAAAATGCAATCAACTCCTACTACTTCTAGCGTAGAAACTAATAAAGTTGAGTTAGATGAAAATGATGATTTACCATTTTAGTGAACCTAAAATAAAATAAAAGAAAAAAAGAGGTGTATAGCCTCTTTTTTTATCTAAAATAATTAAATTTTAAAAATAAGTTAAATGATTAAAAAGCATCCAGAAAAGAAACCTTTAACTAAAGTCGGGTTTAGTAACAAAGACTTTAAAAAAAGTATTGGGTTAGGTGAACAAGTAGTTAAAGAAAAAGAATTAACTTGGTTACCCTTTAAGAAAGCATTCCATGACGCTGTCGGTTTACCAGGCGTACCAAGAGGTTATACATCACAATTTAGGGGTTTTTCAGATGTTGGTAAATCAACTGGAATTTATGAATCGTTAGCTGGTGCCCAAAAAATAGGTGACTATTGTATAATCATAGATACTGAAGGTAGTTTTAATTGGGAACACGCTAGACTAGTTGGTTTTAATTTTAATGAAACAGTAGACGAAGAAACAGGTGAGATTTTAGACTACGATGGTGACGACTTTATGTATTTTGGTGGTAGTGATTTATTAGCATTATATCAAAACTTTGATTATAAAGACGCTAAAATGAAAACCACACCTCAAAGATATATCCCAGTTGTTGAAGACGTTGCAAAATTAATAAACGAGTTGTTAGATAAACAAGAAAAAGGTGAGTTACCATACAATTTAGTTTTCCTTTGGGATTCAATCGGTTCTATAGGTTGTTATCAAGGTGCGGTTTCAAACACGAACAACAATCAATGGACTGCTGGAGCACTTAAAAGAGAATTTGAATCAATTTTAAATTTTAGAATACCAGCTTCAAGACGTGAAAATTCATTATACACAAACACGTTCGTTGCGGTTCAAAAAATATGGTTAAGACCTAATGCGGTTGGACAACCAACGGTTATGCATAATGGTGGTGAAGGATTTAAATACGGTGTAAGGTTAATTTTCCACATGGGTGGTATGACAACCTCATCAAGTAAAAAATTAGACGCTGTAAGTGGTGGACAAAGCTATAATTTTGGTGTTAGAACTGATATTAAGTGTGTCAAAAACCACGTAAATGGAATCGAATATTCTGGTTCTATTTGTTCAACACCACACGGTTTTTTAAATCCAGATGAAAAAAACAGTTATGTTAAAGTTAATAAAGACTTTATCAATGCTAAGTTAGGTACTAATTTTGAAGAATTTGAAGTTACTGAAGAAACTATTCCTGAAGAAAGCTTCAGTAAATAAAAAAAAAGAATATTAATTTTTAAATTATTTATTTTGAATAAAAGACCACCAAAAAACGGTGAAGTAAGAAAAAAAATACAAAACACTTTACTCATAGATGGTTCAGCATTGTTTAAAACTAGTTTTTTTGGGGCTAAAAATAGTTATAATAATAATGGGCAACATATAGGCGGTATTTACCAATTTATTACTATATTAAGAATGTTACTATCAGAAGACGTATATCATAGAGTATACGTCTTCTGGGATGGTAATTTTAGTGGTAAACTAAGGTATGAGATATATAAACCATACAAAAGTGATAGAGGTAAAGATTACATTAACGGCACTAAACCAATAGATGAATCAGAACTATTACAAAGAGAAGTTGTTTGGGAATATTTAAATGAAATGTATGTCAGACAGTTAAAGGATGATATAATAGAAGGTGATGACTTTATCGCTTATTATTGTTTAAATAAAAAAGAAAACGAAAAAATAACCATAGCTACTAACGATAGAGATATGGCTCAGTTAGTTAGGGAAAACGTAAAAATTTATTTCTTAGATTTAAAGAAATACGTTGGGATAGATAATTTTTCTTCGTACTTTTGTTACCATAGAGAGAATGCTGTACTAATGAAAACAATAATTGGAGATAATTCCGATTCAATCAAAGGTATAAAAGGTGTTGGTGAAAAAACACTAATAAAATTGTTTCCAGAAATAACTACCCGAAAGTTCTCTATTGAAGAATTACTAGTCGAGGCCAAAATATTGAGCGATGAAAGAGTTTCAACTAAAAAGAAACCTTTACTGGCTTTAGAAAATTTGTTATATTCTATTACAGATGGTATTCAAGGTAATAAGATATATGAAATAAATAAAAAATTAGTTGACCTTAGCTCTCCAATGATGACTAAAAATGGTATAGGTAATTTAGAGGCTTTGATAGAAGGTACGTTAGATGATAGTGGTAGAGAATTAAAAAACGTACTATCCTTTATGAAAAGAGATGGGTTAGATGTAGCGATTGGTGAATATAGGTATCCCGATTATTTAGTTCCGTTTAAGAACTTAATAGCAAGAGAAAAAATAAAATTTTAAAATAAATAATTAATAATTAATAATTAACAAATGGAAAATAAAAAAGAGGTTTTTAAAAAATTTGACAATGATAGGTTTGAGTTTATCCTTTATGTGAACAATAATATTGTTTGTCAAAGAGGTTTTCATATTTTTGATTTTGATGAAGACATGACAAACATGAAAGAAATGTTAGATGAAGTTTCAGGTATGCATTTAAACGATTTAGGTAGATTAGGTATAATCCCCACGTTTTTAAAAAAACAATCAAATGATTATATGTGGTCCAATTACAATCCGTACATAGACCAATCACAAGAAACCTATAAATCACCACCAAAAAAAATGGATGAATTTAAGTTTCAATTTCTTTTAGATAAAGAAGTTCGTGGAGAATCAATCTTTCCAAACGAGTTTTTTTACTTATCTCTAAAAGTAAATGTAAATATAAAAGAGATAATTCCAGAAATCATTTCTGAAATTAGACAATCTTTTAGCAATAGAAAATTTATTCATAAAAAATAAAATTTTCATTAAAGTTTTAAGTAATAATTAAAAAAAAATGATAAATGGCGGTGTTAGATAGAGATAGTTTTGGTTATTTAGGTTACGATTATCAAATTAGACTAATCGCACAGTTTATAACGGATAGGAAATTTAGTGATTCTATCTTAGATATTGTTGACCCAAATTACTTTGCTGACTCGTACTTGAAAATAATTGTTGCTACAATTAAAGATGCACATAGAATTGATAATATAGTACCAGATATTGGTAGTTTACAATTTAGATTATTAGAAGAAGTTAAAGACGATATACAACAAAAATACGTCATTGCACAACTTAGAAAAATACAAGAAGCTGATTTAAATGATACATTAAAAGTCCAAGACATGGCTATGAGGTTTTGTAAACAGCAAGACATGTTGAAGACTTTAGTAAATGTTGAAAAATTAAATAAAACTGGTGGGTTAGATAATTTCGACCAAATCGAAGCTATGTTAAGGAAATCACTTGAAGTTGGTGATAACAAAGACCAAGGTATGAGCGTTTATGACAACATCAGTAGTGTTTTAGATGTTGATTTTAGGAAACCAATACCAACTGGTATTTCTGGGTTAGACGAAATAATGGATGGTGGATTATCCAAAGGTGAGTTAGGTGTAATATTAGCACCATTTGGTGTTGGTAAAGCACAAGGTGTTTCAAGTAAAATTTATACACCAAGTGGTTATTCTTTAATGGGTGACATTAAAGTTGGTGATAGGGTAATTAATAGATTAGGTAGACAAACAAATGTTACTGGGGTTTACCCACAAGGTATCAGACCAATGTACCAAGTAAAGTTTAATGACGGAACATCAACAATGTGTGATAAAGAACACTTATGGTCAGTTAATCAACAAACTAAATTGGACCCAAACGATGATTTTACTGTTATGAGAACCAGTGATATTATTGAAAAGTTAAATTCTGCCACTAAAGGGGTGGTAAACTATAAGATTCCAACAGTTAAACCAGTTATTTTTGACGAAAAAGAATTACCGTTAAACCCATACATTTTGGGGTTATTAATGGGTGATGAATACTTCAAGTCTTCTATAATAGTAACTAAAGATTTTGAACTGATAGAACACATTAAAAAAAGTATAGGTGATGATTCAGCATATGGTGTTGAAATGTATAAAGATGATATTATCATAACCATAAATCAAATCACCGATGTAATAAAAAAACTTGGGTTATTTGATTCGTCATCTAATAATAAATTTATACCTAAAGAATATCTATATAATTCAATTAACAATAGACAAGAGATTTTACAAGGGTTATTAGATAACGATAGTAATGTTGGAAAAGACGGTAGTTTTGTTTATAAAACTAATTCCAAACAGCTATGTGATGACGTTAAAGAATTAGTTTTATCTTTAGGTGGCTCGTGTATAGTCTCTAATAAAGTAGGAGAGTTAACTTATAGATTAACTATTTCATTCCCTAAAGACAATGGTATAGTTCCGTTTAAATTAACTAGTAAGCTGGTTAGAGTAGTAAACAACGATAACTACTCTAACAATAAGTTCATAGAAAGTATTGAATATTCACATGATGAAGAAGCTAAATGTATTATGGTTGATGACCCAGAACATTTATATGTTACAGACGATTTTATCGTCACACATAATACAACAATGATGACAAAAATAGCGAATACTGGAGCTAATGATGGTTATAATGTTTTACAAATATTTTTTGAAGATAACCCAAAAGTTATTCAAAGAAAACATTTATCTTGTTGGACAGGTATCCCTCTAAATGATTTGTCGTCACATCATGATGAAGTTATGTCAATTGTCGCTGAAAAACAAAAGCTAGGTGATTTAAGGTTAGTAAAATTTTCAAGTGATGGGACAACAATACCTATGATTAGACAATATATTCGAAAATTAATCGCACAAGGGTTTAGACCAGACTTAATCTTGTTAGACTACATAGATTGCGTTGAACCATCAAGAAAATTTGATGATATAAACGCTGGTGAAGGAAGCGTAATGAGGCAATTTGAGACGTTGTTATCTGAACTAGATATGGCTGGTTGGACAGCGGTTCAAGGAAATCGTTGTCTTTCTTTAGATACTAAGATAATTATAGAAGGTAAAGGTACAATTGAGATAAAAGACGTTAAATTAAACGATAAAATTTTAACTAAAGATGGTTACAAAATAGTTTCACATGTTTTCCCAATAGAAAAACAACCAGTATATAAAATAAAATTAAAATCTGGTAAAGAAATTAAAGTATCTAAAAAACACGTTTTTCCAACATCGGCTGGAAAATTAAATTCAATTGAAAGCGGGTTAAGTGTTGGTGATAAATTACTAATTAAAAAACAATGAAAGAACATAATTTAGATTCTATTGATTTTGAGCTAGACGAAATTGAATCAATAGAATTAATCGGAGAAGAGGACACCATTGATATAACAGTAGAAGAAACACATATGTTTTACGCTAATGATATCTATACGCACAATAGTTCTCTTTCAGCGGAAGTAGTAGAAGCAAACCAAATGGGTGGTTCTATAAAAAAAGGGCAGATTGGTCACTTCATTGTATCAATCGCTAAGACTTTAGACCAAAAAGATGATGATACAGCAACTATGGCAATACTTAAATCTCGTTTTGGTAAAGATGGTGTTATATTTAAGGATATTAAATTTGATAATTCAAGAATACAAATTGATATGGGTGAAAGTAAAGGTGCTAGGACAAAAAAAGAGCATAGTGAAGATAATAGCGTACAACAGCAATTAAGAGTTAATACATTATTTGCAGCGGCTAAGGCACAAAAAACAAAGACCGAAGTAATGGAGGGGTTAATAGTCCCAGTATAAATAAATAAATAAAAACAAACAAACAAACAAACAACAAATGAGTAATATTAGTGGAGTAGAAGAAATAGAACCAATCTTAGTTAAAAATTCGGACCGTTTTGTTATTTTCCCAATTGAACATGAAGATATTTGGAAATATTATGAAATATCTTTAGAATCAATGTGGACAGTAAAAGAAGTTGATTTATCTAAAGATATTGACGATTGGAATAATAAATTATCTGAAAATGAGAGGTTTTTCATTAAAAACGTATTAGCTTTTTTTGCTGCCTCAGATGGTATCGTAAATGAAAACTTGGCTGAAAACTTTTTAAAAGAAGTTCAGTATACTGAAGCATCATTCTTTTATGGTTTTCAAATTATGATGGAAAATATACATAGTAATATGTATTCACTATTGATTGATACGTACATCAAAGACACCAAAGAGCGAAACGAATGCTTTAAGGCGATAGAATATATGGAACCAGTCAAGAAGAAGGCTGATTGGGCTTTAAAATGGATTGAATCTGAATCATTTGCTGAAAGATTAGTGGCTTTTGCTGCTGTTGAAGGTATATTTTTCAGTGGTTCTTTTTGTAGTATATTCTATTTGAAATCAAGAGGGTTAATGCCTGGGTTATGTGATAGTAATGCATTCATTTCAAGAGATGAAGCACTACATTGTGATTTTGCTATTCACTTATTGAACAACCACATCGTAAACAAACCATCTAACGAAAGAATTAAAGAAATTTTCTTGTCAGCATTAGAAATTGAAAAAGAGTTTATTACTGAATCTTTACCAGTGTCTCTTATTGGTATGAATTCTGAATTAATGAAAAGATATTTAGAGTTTGTTGTTGATGGTTTACTAGTTCAACTTGAGTGCGACAAAGTTTTCAACGCTAAAAATCCATTTGAATTTATGAATCAAATTGCTTTAAAAACAAAACAGAACTTTTTTGAGGGTCGCTCAACAGAATACAAATCAGCTGATTTAAGTGGACCTATTTCATTTGATGAAGAAATTTAATAAAAAAAAACATGCAAGTAATTAAAAGAAACGGGAATAAGATTGATTTTAACCCGAATAAAATTCTAACAAGAATTAAAAAACAATCAGAAGGATTAAAAGTAAATGCGGATGATGTATTTATTAAAGTAACACAAGGTATTGCAGATTTAATGACAACTAATCAATTAGATGACTTAATTTCTGTTGTGGCCGAATCTTTAGCGATGAATCATCCAGATTACTCAAAATTAGCGGCTAATATTTCAATAACTAAACTTCATAAGGAAACTGAGGAATCGTTTATGAAAGCGACTAAAAAGATGTATAACGCTGGTCTATTAAGTGAGGGTTACTTCAATAAAGTAAAAGATAATATCGAATTAATTGAGTCAGCAATTGATTATAAAAGAGATTTTCATTTTGATTATTTTGGGTGGTGTTCTTTAAAAGACATTTATCTTCTAAAATTGAAAAACGGTTCAATCGTTGAACGACCACAACACTTATATGTTAGGGTTGCTTTAATGATAACGGGAACACCAGAAGACTTTTTAGAGAAGTATGATGATTTAAGTTTTCAAAAAGAAAGTCCAGCAACACCTTTAAAAATTAACATTGGTACCACAATTGGACAAATTGCATCATGTAACTTATCAATAATTCCAGAGGATTCAACTGATGGTTTATTAAATATTTTATCTAGAATTGCAATTTCATCGTCAAAGGCAGAGGGTATCGGATTAGCCGTTTCTAACATGCGTTCTAAAGAAAGTAATGTCGGTAAATCTAACGGAAAAGCTGGTGGTATTTTGAAATATTTAAAAATTGTTAATGAAACACTTAGGTTTTGGAATCAACGTGGTAAACGACCAGGTTCCTGTGCAATCTACATCGAACCATGGCATAAAGATGTATTTGATGTTTTAGATATTAGAAAAAAAACAGGTGATGAAACAATGAGGGCCAGAGATTTATTTTCGGGCTTATGGAATACAGATAATTTCATGAGAGCAGTTGAATCTGGAGGAGATTGGTATCTATTTTGCCCAGATGACATAAAAGAAGCTGGTCTAAAACCATTTTATGAAATATATGGTGTTGAATTTGAAGAAGAATACGACAAAGCTGTGGCTTTAGGTATTGGAACCAAGATAAAAGCTTATGATTTATGGTTAAAAATATTAGAAGCCCAAATTGAGACTGGTATGCCTTACATGTGTCACAAAGACCATGCTAATAAAAAATCGAACCAAAAAAACGTTGGTATGATTCATTCAAGTAATTTGTGTGTTGATGGTGAAACAATTATTAAAACAAAATATCATGGTAAGGAAGTTGATTTTAATATTTCCGATGTTGTTAACGATTTTAATGTAGAACACGGTATAGAAGTATTAAGTTATAATATTGAAACAAATAAACCAGAATATAAAAAGATAACAAATGCTGCCTTAATGAATGAGTCAGCTGATGTTTTAAAGATAACTGATGAGGAAACTGGTAAACATATTATTTGCACACCAGAACACCAAATATTCACAAAAAATAGAGGGTATGTGTTAGCTAAAGATTTAGTTGAGACTGATGTATTAGAAATATTTTAATCTTTTTGTGATTTCCATTATATATATATACATAATGGAAATCACAATGGAAAAAAAATATTATGTGTACGCTTACTTAGACCCAAGGTCTAATGGTGACTATAAATTCGGTAGTTATACTTTTAAAAACAAACCGTTTTATATTGGTAAAGGTAAAGATGGTTCTGGTAGGTTAGATAAACATTTAAAAAGTGTAAAAGAACAAAACAAAGATTTGACAAATAATACTTATAAGTTAAATGTTATTAACCAAATTTTAAATGAAGGGTTAGAACCAATTATAATTAAAATTATTGATGGGTTAGATGAAAAAACAGCTTATACGATAGAAGCTTTATTAATTAATATTATGGGTTTTAGGTATAATAACACTGGTATTTTAACTAACATAAGTATAGGTGGTTTTGGTGGTGGTGATACTTTCACTAATAATCCAAATAAAGAAGAAATACGTGAAAAACATAGAATAAATGCAATTGGTGTTAATAACCCAATGTATGGGTTAAAATTAGAGGATAGACCATCACATAAAGCTAAAATAATTGGTAAACATTGGAATATAGGTAGAAAAGCTAGTGAACAAACTAAACTTAAAATGTCTGAGAATAATAGATTAAATAACCCAAACGCTAAGTGTGTTGTTAAATTGGATTTAAATGGTAATGATATTGAAGCATATTCTTCAAGTATTGAAGCTGCTATAAAAAATGGAATAAAACATAACTCTGGTATTACTAGAGCAATTAAACAAGGTAGTACTGCTGGTGGTTTTAAATGGAGGTTTAAATTTAGTGAATTAGTAATACCAAAACCTAAAGAAAATAAAGGTAGGGTTTTTAAAAACTATAAAAAAGTTTTTTATAAAACAAATATTGAAGACGAGATTGAAATAATATTTGACAATATTGAATCAGCTTCAAAACATTTTAATATTTGTAAGGAAGTTATTAGGCGAAAATGTGTTTGTAATAATACCGAAAAAGATGTTTTTAGATATGAAAATGGTGAATATAAATTTAAAATTAAAAATGGTGTTAAAATTAAAGTTAAAATGATTGAGGAAAATGGTGTTGAAACCATATTTAATTCTGTGTCTGATGCTGTTAAACATATAAATGGTGTTCATAGATACATAGTTGATGTTTGTGAAGGTAGAAAAATTAAATATAAAAATGTAAAATTTAAATACGTGTAGAATGATAAAAATAGAAAAATTAAAAGAAAATAAAAAGGTGTATGACATTACAGTTGAAGGTAATAGTAATTTCTTTGGGAACGGTATTTTAGTACATAATTGTGCAGAAATTATGGAATCTACTGATTATCAGACAACTGCGATTTGTACGCTTACAAGTATCCCAGTACATAAATTTATTAAAGATGGTAAATATGACTTTATTGAGTTAGGAAGGGTTGCTCGTTCAATAACTAAATCACTTAATATCGCAATTGAGGTCAATGAATATTCTACAAAAGAAGGTAGAAAAGGTGGTTTAGAGCAAAGAGCATTAGGAATTGGTATTCAAGGATTAGCTGACACATATGCGATATTAAAACTTCCTTTTACTTCAGAAAGTGCAAGGAAATTAAATAAAAACATTTTTGAAACCATTTATTATAATGCACTTAAGGAATCTTGTAATTTAGCTAAATCAAGTGGTTTAAAATATCATGGGTATGAAGGTTCACCTATTTCTGAGGGTGTTTTCCAATGGGAAATGTGGGGAATAAATGAAGAAGATTTATCTGGTCTTCATGATTGGAAACAATTAAGAGAAGACATAATTAAATATGGTGTTAGAAATTCTTTAGTAACAACAGCACCACCAACTGCTAGTTGTCAAGTTATTGGAACTAGAATACAAACCGAAAACGGTGTTAAATCCTTTAAAGATATATTGGAAGAAAATAATATCGATTGGTCAGCTTTAGAGGACAACAATTTACAACAATGGTTACCATTAAAACCTTTTAATGTAAAAACCACTAATGGTTACGAAGAAGTTGATAAAATTAAATACAATGCGTATTCAGAAGTGTACAAAATAGAAATGGAAGATGGTTCTATTTTTGAGGCAACACCAAACCATAAGTTTAAGGTAAATAGAGATGGTCAAGAAACTTGGGTTGAAGTTAAAGACCTATTATTAGATGACGATATTTTAAATATTTTCGAATAACCCTCGATGTTTTGTTATCAAATAAAAATTATTAATAAATTAAGAAAAAAAAATGAAAATAAAAAAAATATCTAAAGGAGAAGTAAAACCAACATGGGATATTGAAGTACCTAATGTAAATCATTATATAATGGAAAACGGTTGTGTTAGTCATAACTCAGCTAGAGTAATTGGGGCAAACGAAGCATTTGAACCATTTACGTCAAATCTTTATGTTAGAAAAGTAACTGGTGGTGAATTTGCGATGGTAAATAAACATCTAGTAAGGGACTTAGAAGCTGAAGGATTATGGAATAGAGATATTTTACAAGAATTAATTAAAAGTGAAGGAAGTGTTCAAAATATTTCAGGAATTAGTCAAGATTTAAAAGACATTTACAAAACAGTTTGGGAGTTGTCACAAAAATCTTTAATAGAAATGTCAGCTGAAAGAGGTCCATTTATTGACCAATCACAGAGTTTAAATTTATTCTTCGCTACTCCAACGGTAGGTAAATTAACAACAGCACATTTTCTAGCTTGGAGATTAGGGTTAAAAACTGGACAATACTATTTAAGAAGTCAACCAGTTGAAATGAAAGCTAAACATTTAGCTATTGACATGAGTAAAGTAAAACAACCAGAAAAACCGACAGAAAGTCAATTTGAGTGTGAAGGTTGTTCTACGTAAAATAAAACAAAAAGTAAAAGGGAACCAATTGGCTCCCTTTTTTAATTCCTATATTTACTTATAAAAATTAAATGTTATTATATTTATAAATTAAAGAATAATATGGCAAGATTTATAAATATAAACTACCCGTTTAAAGATAGCGATAAAGGACATTTTTTGGCTTTGAATGATAATGATACCCAAGCAGTAAAAGCTGACCTACTACATCTAATTCTTACTAGAAGAGGTCAAAGACTTTATAAACCAGATTTTGGTACAGATTTAATGAAGTTTATATTCGAACCAAATGACGAATTAACAATGAGTGGAATTAAAGAAGAAATCCACAACGTAATAAAAGCATATTTTCCCCAATTAACAATTGATGAACTCTCAATTGTTGAATCAGAAGAAAGTGACCATGCGGCAACACTAACTATAAGATATTCAATAACAGATGAGGTATTTACAACGTCAGATATAATTGTTGTAAACATATAAGTGAAATAGTAAAAAATCTTAAAATATATTTTTTATTACCAGAGTCATAGATTCGATAAATACCTCTTTCTAACATGATGTCATGTTCTGACTTTGCTTTATCATAACCATCTTTAACTAACAAATCTTTTCGATAATTAAACCTGTATTTCCTTTCTTTATTTATAATATAAAAATAGTTAGGTTTTGAGTCATGAACAAATTCAAAACCTAATTTTTCATATAAATTACCAACGCTCCATCTTTTATCAGCATAACTAATAACTTCTTTGGGATTATAATTCTTTATAAAATATTTAAATAATTTATCAGCCCCACCAATTACGCTCGTATCTAACTCATTGACGAATCTAAGTAATTCATATGAGTTTTCTTTTTTATTTTGACCTAAAATCTTTCTTAAATTACCAAAAGTCATTAAAGAAACTAACTTGTTTTCATAATATAACCCTAACCTAATACTTGAATTACTATATCCTTGTAAATGATTATTAATTAAAAATTCTCTGGCTTGTTTTGTTGATACCTCTTTTATTTCACATTTTCTACCATAAACTCTTTTTTGTGTTAAACCAAGAATATTTTTAAGTCTAGATTTAACAATATCTTGTTTATTTAACCATTCATCCTCAAATATGTGTATTAATTGAATATCTTGTTCTGAACATAATTGTGTTTTATTGAGGTGGTAATTTTTATCTTTATATATTTCGGAATGCCAATATAACCCATTATATTCAATAGCTATTTTATGGTCTGGTAAATAAATATCTAATTCAAATGATTTTATTATTTTCCTAGTATTCTCTATAATTTTAACGTCAAGTGATTTTATAAAAGTCTTTATTTCAATTTCATGAGACGATGTACCATTATTTGAACATTTAATACAACCATTTCCTTGTCTATGTGAATCAACCCTTTGATTAAATTCACCATGAATAGGACAAATTATTTCGACTTCACCCTGAGAGTTATTGTAGATTACTTTTGAGTAATCATATTTATTATTATGAACTATACTACATATAGTTTTAAAAGTGTCGGTATTGTATATTTTACCTAAACATTCAAAACAACCTTGCTCTTTGGATAGATGGTTATTTGGTGTTTGTTCGAATTCACCATGAATAGCACAAATTATAGTGACTTTAGTTCTAGAATTAGTATAAACAACTTTTGAATAATCGTATTTATTGTTATGTATTTTTTGAGCTTTAGATATAAATAACTTTCCATCCATTTTAATTGTACCACCACAGTACATACATCCTCTACCAGATAAATGATTATCTGGCGTTTGTTCGAATTCACCATGGATAGGACAAATTATTATAACCTTAGTTTTAGTGTTCTTATATATAACCTTTGAGTAATCATATTTATCACTATGTACCTCATTAGCCTTTTGAATAAAGAATTCGATTGTGTTCTTCTGTTTATCACTAGTTTTACTTGAACCACATTTTGGACAACCTTGTTTATTACAAATGTGTTTATTAGGTTTCTGTTCAAATTCACCATGCTCACTACATATTATCTTAAGTTTAGTGTTATTATCTATATAAACTGAATTAGTATAATCATATTTACTGTTATGTATTTTATTTGATTCTAAAATAAAATCTTCTATTGTCTTTTTTTTCATACTTATTGTTTCTTTATTATAACTACGCAAATGTACGAAAAAATAATTAATTATTTGTAAATAAACAATTATTTACAAATAAAGTTAAATGATTATATTTATTTATAAATAATTAAGATGGCAAATAAGGGAATCGGTTATACGGCAAGAAATTTCGCAGATATACGTACTGAATTAGTAAGTATGGTTAGACAATATTATCCAGATATTTTTAACGATTTTAATGATGCATCAGTAGGTATGATGCTTTTAGAATTAAATGCTGCTGTTGGAGATATGTTATCGGTAAATACTGACAGAATGTTCCAAGAAACACAAATAGACTATGCTAGAGAAAGAAAGTCAGTTTTGTCGATGGCTAGAACGTTTGGGTTAAAGATACCTGGGAAAAGACCTAGTGTTACTATTGTTGACTTTAACATTACTGTTCCAGTAAACGGTGATAGTTTCGACCTATCATACACACCAATAATTAAAAGTGGTGCTCAAGTTTCTGGTGGTGGTAAAGTATTTGAAACCACATCAGACATTGATTTTTCTAATCCCTTTACGGTTGGTGGTATTCCAAACAGATTAATAATCCCAAATTTTAATTCAAATGGTAACTTAACTAACTATACTTTAATAAAAAGAGAAATAGTAACTAACGGTTACACTAGAATTTTAAAAAGAGTTTTAACGCAAGGTGATGTAAAGCCTTTCCTTGAAGTAATATTACCAGAGGATAATGTTCTATCAATTGATTCAGTTATTACCTTACAAGGTACTAGTTTTAGCTCAGAACCAACAATAGATAAGTTTGTTGACGCTAATAATAGATGGTATGAAGTAGACGCATTGGCTGAGGACAAAATATTCGTAGAAGACACCACTAAAATATCTGATGCTTCCATGGCAAAACCAGGAAAATGGATTTCAGTCACAAAAAAATTCATCAGTGAATACACTGATTTAGGTTTTACAAAGTTAATATTCGGTGCTGGTACGCAAGATACTAGTAGTTTAAATGAATTCGATTCAAATGCGGCTTTAGTGAATCAAATTGGTAATTTTATTAATAATTTGTCATTGGGTACCGTTCCGAGTGCTAACAATACTATGTTTATTAGATACAGAGTAGGTGGTGGTGCTAACACTAATTTAGGTCCAAACATAATTAATAGTCTAGGTATTTTAAATCTAATTATTAACGGTGTTGACCAAGCAAAAAATAAAGCTGTAAGGGATTCATTAAAGGTAAACAATTTATTTCCAGCTTTAGGTGGTAAAGATGCACCAAGTGTAGATGAAATAAAACACATGGTACGTTATAATTTTTCTTCTCAAAACAGAGCGGTTACGATTAAAGATTACCAGACCAGAATAGCTCAAATGCCAGGAAAATTCGGCATACCCTTTAGATGTGGTGTATTAGAAGAACAAAATAAAATAAAAATATATGTTTTAGGTTTAGATAGTAACAGTAAATTATCAAATGATTCTACTAGCGTTTTAAGAGAAAATATTGTAACGTATTTAGCTGATTATAAAATGCTTAATGATTATGTTCAAATTAGTAATGGTAGAATCGTTAATTTAGCTTTTGACGTTGATTTATACATCGACAAACAATTTCCACAAGCTCAAATTATGAGTCAAGTGATAACTGAGATTAGAGATTATATGAATATAAATAAATTCCAAATGGGTGATAATATATACATGTCTCAATTAATAGAACTAATTAACAATGTTGGTGGTGTGTTAAACGTTTTGGATATTCGGGTAATAAATAAAGTTGGAGGTGAGTATAGTTTAAATGAAATTTCTCAAGAATACGTTGACCAGCAGACTAGAGAAATAAGTTTATTTGGCGAGGCGACTTTATTTGGGGAACCAACAACAATGTTTGAGATTAAGAACCCATCAAAAGATATCCAAATTCGTGTTAGGTAAGGTTTTCTTTTTGTAAAAAAAGGCTATATTTAATAAAAAAAAATATGAGTTGTGGATGTAAAAGTGATAATATTAGCGATAAGCTTGTAATGTCGGATGAAAAAATGGTAAAAAATGAATCTAATATATTTAAATATATTGTTAAAATTATTGGATTTTTAGTCGGTTTAATGTTATTACCTATAATAATGTTTGTGATTATATGGTTTATGTTTGATTTAATCGTTTTAAATAAAAAAGTTGATTTCCTTCAAATTATTAATAAATGGAAAAAAGTTTATGGTAAGAAAAATAAACAGACTGATGAAGATGATGACGATGAAGATGATGATGATGATGATGAATACTTGATGTTAAACGTTGAAGATATAACGAATAAATAAAAAAAACAAAATATGTCTAACAACACTGTTAGGATTAGGACTACGCCTAATGGAAATGATAAATATTTAAAAGTAAAATTAGAACAAGATTTTGATTTTATTGAAATTCTTTCATTAAAAATATCACAAGAAGATGCGTATAGAAACTTTTGTTCTGATTACGGTGTTGTTACTGGTAGAGTTATAATGAATAGTGGTTTTGGGGTCCCAAACGCCAAGATTAGTATTTTCATACCAATAGATGAAATTGATAATGAAAATGCGGAAATTAAGAACCTTTACCCTTATGACATAGTTAGTGACAAGGATTTTTTTGGTGTTAGATATAATTTACTTCCAACCAATTCAGACAACGGAAACCCTTGTTTTACACCAATCGGTACTTTCCCATCAAAAAGAGAAATTCTGGACAACCCAGAAAAATTAGAAATCTATTCAAAATATTATAAATTTACTACAACAACAAATTACGCTGGGGATTTCATGATTTTTGGTGTACCAGTTGGTAACCATACAATCCATGTAGACGCTGATATATCAGATATCGGTATAGCGTCTCAAAGACCTTACGATAGCATTTCTCAAGGGACCCCACTTGACTTATTTGAAACAACAACAAAATTTAAAGGTGGGACTAATTTAGATAAATTAGTTCAGGTGAAATCAGCTAATATTGGTGTTAATGTACAACCTTTTTGGGGTGATATAGACAATTGTGAGATAGGTATAACAAGAGTTGATTTAGATTTAAATTATACTATACAACCATCAGCTATTTTTATGGGTAGTATATTTGGAGACCAAGAACAACAAGCATTAACTAAAAATTGTACACCTAGAAAAGGGTTAGGCGTTTTATGTCAACAAATAAGTGGTGAAGGAACTATTGATATGGTTCGTAAAACTATCAACGGTGAGATTGAAGAATTTACAGTAAACGGTGGACAACTTATTGATGAAAATGGTTCTTGGGCTTATCAAGTACCAATGAATTTAGATTATGTAATTACTGACGAATTTGGCCAACTTACGCTTTCTGATGACCCAAACAAGGGTATTCCTACCAAGGCTTCGGTTAGATTTAAAATTAGCATGAATGATTCTGGTAATGGTACTACTAGCAGCAGAGCTAAATATTTGGTTCCGAATAATCCAACAAAAATAGATGAAGTAGATTACGAGTTTGGTGCATCGACAAAAGAAACTAGTTTTAGGGATTTATATTGGAATAAAATTTATACTGTATCAAATTATATTTCAAGATTTCAAACTTTTGGTATTTCAGGTGGTGGAAGACAAATAACTGGAATAAAGAATGTGGATGATTGTATAGGAGACAAGACACCATTTCCTTATAATAAAGTGAACATAAAATTCACTGCTTTGTTTTTTATTATCTGTCTATTAATCCAAATTGTTGGTTTTATAATATTTATAGTCAACTCAATAGTAATTACCTTCATTAATGTGTTGATTGGGTTATTAAATTTTATCATTGATAGAGTTTTAAATAGGATTACTGGAGCCTTATGTAGCGTCGGTAGAGTAAAAATACCCGTAGCTGAAGTGAGGCCTTTTATAAAGATTTTAGGTTTTGCGTGTAAGCTTAAGATAGAGTTAATAAAGTATGTTCCTTGTATATATGTTAGATGTGGTGAAGATACTAGGGTTTATTCACCTGGATGTATTGGGGAAAATGGTATAGCTGCGTTAAAAAAGGAAGTAAATGTTACTAATATCTGTCATGGTGGTCAGAACCCAGTTGATTTATGTGGCTTAAGTGATTGTGTTGCTTTTGAAATGGCTAAATCTTTAGGGTTATTCAAATTCGATTTTTATAATGATTGGATTAATGGTTCTTTATACTCATTTGTTATTTCAAAAACAAAAAGAAATAAAAAGGGTGAAATATTCTGCGAGTATGATTGTCGAGATTTTGGTATAAGTAGTGGTGGTGTTGACAACGATGAAAATGGTGTCCCAGACAATAATTGTTTTAATAATAGGTTAGTGGATAGTTGTTTTTCTGGTGGTAACCGTTCTGAAGAGGCTGAACAATCGTCACCAATAAGGGAAGGTTTAGTTAAAAAGAAAAACGATGAATTCTTTTATGCTGGGTCAACTCACGATGGTAGTTTGAAATTATTTGCCACTGATATTATTTTATTGGGGTCAGTATTCGAATGCGATTGGCAAGGTGTTCCAAACTTAGTCAATGATTTAATTTCAACAACATATAAACTACCACCAGAAATAAAATTAACTGAAAATGGTAAAATAAGTGAGACTGGTCAAGTAAAAGTTGGTGACGACCAAGGGTCAAGTTTATTTTTCAATATAGACTGTTTCGGTTTACGAAGTGACTATAGACAGTGTCTAAATATGAGACATATATGTGAATTTGGGGTTGAGACCGACCAAAATAGACAAGACGAAGGTGGTAGCATTGCTGATGGGAACATTGGTAGCGATGACATTGACGTAACTGATGGTTCAACGGTAAAATGGTTTAGAGATGCTTTTTATTCATTAAATAAAGACCGAAAAAATTGGAAACTTGAAGGACTATATGGAAGTGGTTTTAATACAAGTTTTAACCTTTTAAATTTAGGTAATTATGATTTCACCGTTGTAAATCAAGTAACTGGAGGTACAACTAAAAAGGTAAACGGTTTTGAATATATTGATTTTAGAAACTACAGAAAAGGTGGTGTGATTGTGGGTGATAAGAACTTTGGACAATACGAAAACTCATATTATTTTTATTTTGGTTTATCTCCAAGAAAAAATAGTTTAGGTAAATTGAAACAATCATTTTTTAATTATTGTGACCCAACAATTGTCTCTGAATTCAATATTTTAATTTCAACTACTGCGGTTTCGGCAATCGGGACATTAGATGGTACAGTTGTAATAACATTTGTTGGTGGTTCACCAAACTATACTTTTGTTTTAAGTGGGCCGAATGGATATATTTTTAGTGGTTCAACTGAAGCAATTGTATCAATTATTGGTTTAGCTAATGGACTATATACAATATCTTCAAGTGATTCAAACGGTGTCCCTGTAAATCAATCGTTTATTATTAGTGACCCAGTTAGTTTATTTGCTTTTGCAATTGTTAATAAAAACAGTACAAGTGTTTTATCTGCCGATGGAGAAATTAGTTTATTGAATATTGGTGGTGGTACTTCCCCATATAATTATATTTTAAAAAATAGTGGTGGTGATACAATCACTAATGGAGACTATACGTCACCTATAATTATAGGTAATTTACCTTCGGATACCGCTTTGGGTGAATATGGTTTTGGATATACATTACTTGTTTCTGATTCAGCTGGTGGCTCAACAATAGTTAGTGATTTAGTTGTTTTAGGTCCATCACCATTTACGTTAATAATTACTAAACAGAATAGTTTATGTTTTGACAGTGCAGATGGTTTAATAAACATTTCAACATCAGGTGGTCAATCACCGTTTAATATTGCAGTAACTGGTGATAATGGATACACTAACACTAGTTTTAGTAATCAAAATTTATCAGGTGGTACGTATAATATTAAAGTTACTGATGTTTTTGGTACTATTGTAGAAGAAGATGTAGTAATTACTAACCTTACACCATTCATGGAAATAGAAGCAGCAGATGCTACTACACTAGCTTTACAATGTCTTTCAAATGAGTACGTTATTAAATTTAAAGTAAATTCAATTTATAGTGGGCCACTAGTTCACATACAGTATGCGTTAACTGATGATGAAAACTGGATACCAATATCAGTAAGTGGTTACACTGATAGTAGTAGTATTTTAACCTTTAACATACCAAGAAATGAACTTAACCAGACTATTCTGGTGAGAATGACCAATATTGAGAATACATGCTTTAGTGAATTAATATTTATTGATACTAACCAAATGACCCTACCATTAGTTGATTTAACGATAAATGTTAATTCAGTTACTCAAATTACACAAGATTCAAACTCAACAGTTAAGTTTAAATTTAATATTAGTCATTTAGTGTCAAATGAAGTAAATAGAGGAC